TAGTTTTTTCAACAGCAGTTACTGAGCCAACTTGATCGAAGAAAGCATTTTTTCCTGTAACACTTTCAAGTCTTACTTTGTCTCTTAATAACGATCCCATTTGTTGAGATAGCATTTGTACGTTTGCAGAGTACTGCTGTACAAAAGCTGTAGTTATTTGTGATGACATAATTGTCTCTCCATTTTATTGTTATTGTTAAGTTAAACAGAAAGGTTCTCCACCCAAAGGTAGGCATCTCTTGCATTTTAAGTCTGTTAGACTAGAGTCTATTCCTTCTTGTCAGTAGGGTTCTTTCGAATTGTCCCACTAATTATCCATTTATAGTATTCTTGTGCGATTGGCAAGGGATTATTTTTTTGATACTCCGTACCATTTTCTTTAACGATACGAAGTACCTCTAATCTAATTTCTTCTTTGTTTAAATGGTTATCACTTGCCATTTAACATTTCCCTAAGTGTATAAACTTGTTGAACTTGTTTATCGTGACTAGGATGATTTTTGTTCCAATAAGGACTAGCTTTATCATTGATAATTGTATCAATCTCATCTTGTATACTTTGGTTTGATTGTACACTTTCGCTTTCTGTTGAAACAATTTTATCTTCTGCCATCATACCTGCAATTTTTGCAAATCCTTTTATAATTTCAGGATGATCACCAAGTCTAGTTCCATTTGATAAAGTCATATTAAGTACCTCATGTTTCATATTAGCTTGTGCTAATGATTTTGCCTGTTTTACTTTAGTATCAAATTCTCTACCCCACTCTGATCTAAGTTCTTGTTCAGCTTGAGCTTGAGCAGTTTCTGTATCAATCTTAGCTTGTTGAGCTGTGCCTTCCATATTTTGTTTATAAAACTCTAAAAGACCTTGAGCTTGTTTATTATTCAAACCAAGTTTGTGAGATGTTTCTGCAAATTGTTTTACAGCATTTTCATCTAAAGAAACAACTTTAGATTTTGCATTTAAAGAATATTTTTCAGCAGACTCAGGTCTACCTAGTTTATCATAAACTTCATTCCAGGCTTCTTCTGTAGAATTGTTTGTAGGTATAGCAAGTTTATCTTGACCAATCATCTTTGTAGCATTGATATAACTTTTAGCTAAGGCATCAATCTCTGTAAATTTTTCTATGTTTGGGTCTTTTCTAAACTCTTCACTAATAGAATCTTTCCAAGTTGATTGTGTTGTTGATGTTGTTACTTCTTGTTTTGTTTCTTGTGTTGTAGGTTTAACTGTTTCTGTAGATGTTTCTGTCTTTTCTACAGGCACAGTTTCCTGTGTTATCTGTTCGCTTGACATTGTTATTTACCTTTTTCGTTATCGTTTTGTAGCATTGCTTTTATAAACAGAAGGATGCTACGTTGTCCTTCCATATATGCACTCTCATGACTATCACCTTTTACATTGGTAGTCGTGTGATGGTGGCATCTTTTTTCTAAATCAGACATGACTGCTTTGCCTTCGTCTGTATTGAATATGTATTGATAATTTTTTTTTAAATCTTGAACGTATTTTTCAAAATTTTTTTGTTTTTCTTTAGCTTCACCCATTATTCTGTTTCAGCATTTGCAACTACTTTTGCTTCTTCAGGTAAGGCTTTTGCTAGTGGTGCTATGTCTCCACCTGCTTTTGCTACTTGTTGTAATTGTTGCAACTGTGTTTGCTCCTGTTGTTGTGCTTGTTGTTGTTGTCGTTCTGCATTAACTTGACTTTGTGATTTTAAAATCTTTTGTGGTACACCAACTATATCGGCTAAGTGTTTTACAAGATTATCAAAATTAACATAGTCAAATACAGGAGCTACATTAGCTAAACTTCCCATGATTTCAATAGCTCTCATGATTGATTGTAACTCTGTGGATTTCTGTGCTTTAGCTAATGGTGATACATATTCTATTTCTATATCTTGACCTGATAAAAATTCAGGTGCTGGTGGTAATTGATTGTTTCTAAGTAAAATATTAAATACTCTATCAATTAAAGGTTTTAATAATTCTGATTGTAATCTACCTAATACAGGACCAAGTAATCTCATCTTCTCTTCGTTTCTTTGTATAACTTCTGTTGCTGTCATTTGTGGTCCTTGTTGCAACATCAGTTGGTTTACATAAAATACAGCTCTAATACTTTCTCTTCTTTGCTGTTCCATGTTTAAACCTAATGGATTGTTTGCACCAATATTTAAGGGTTCAATTCTATCTCTCGTACCTGATCTATAAAAATTTAAACCACCTGGTACAGTTCTTACAGGTAATAAGAAACCATCATCAGGCACAAGTAA